ACCTGTGATACCTAAATCAAGAGTTACTGAAGAAGATAATGCAGTGATTACCTCGATTCCAGCTTCCATGATTAAAGTTTCTGCAGGGATGTCAAGAGCTCTGATAACATCATTTTGTGCTGCTCCAGAGTCACCATTGATTGCTGATACATCAATTGTATTTTCAACTAAATAAGGTGTTCTACCATTAGACGGATGTCCAGTAGTTCCACCAGCTGCTGTTAAGTCATAAGTAGCCATAGTTCTCTATTATCCTCCTAATTAACCTATTGTT